TGTCGCGTTACTCCCCGAACGCCGATAACTAATTTTTAGCCCGAGAAACTACCGAAAACTACTTTCAAAAAACCTCTTGACCAGGCAAAACTCTAGAGAACTGGCAGCTGTCCAACTTCAAGATTTAAGCGTTTTGTGTGTACCAACCGGTCCAATTTTAGAACGAGTGTTCGAACCCTTATACCCATCCAAGACCCGTCGCTCGGCGTGCTAGAGCAGCCATCGCTCCAGGGAACAGTTGTTCGGCAGCACATGGGCACACGGCGGCGTTTTTCTTGGCGCAGTTACAGTTCCAGCAAAGAACTTGATACCTGTCCTTGTCTGGATAGCCCCTCGACTTAAGAGCTTGATACTGGTTTCCTCGCGGCCTACTGTCAGCGCGGCTGCCTTTCGAGAAAAACTGCTTGCGGTCTTCAGCCCCGTCACCGTTTACGTGATCCAGAGTGAGAAAGTACAGTCGGGTTTCGCCGCAGCAAGTGCAGCAAGCGCCGCCGTATGCTTCAAGGCATTCGCGCTTCCTTATGGTGTACTTAGCTGCTCTGCAAGCTGCACTGCTACCGCAAACGCCAAGGATGCTTCGTGTGAGACCGCCGCAGACGGCGCAGGTACTCTCAGGGAGTTTTTTCTGGTACGTAGTTTCGTTGCGCACTTGCTCTCTAAGCTTCAAACACTCAGGGTTCCGTTTGCAGAAGCCATACTTTGACTGAGTGAACTTACCGCAGTTCAAGCACACCGGCACCTCGGTGTCTGGAGGCTTCCCCTGGTAGACATACTGACCCTTGCGTCGACACTCTGCTGTGCGTGAGCAGTAGCCGTTTTCGTTCCAGTCAGCTATCGGTTCCCCGCAGTGCCCGCAGAACTTAGGTTCGTAGTCCATGGGCACAGCATACTGCCCCGGTGCGATTCTTGATGAACCACGTGTGGTAGGCTAGGGTCGCGGGTTGGAGGAGTTAGGTTCCTTGTGGCGCTCATAATGCCAAGACGCTGGTTCAAATCCAGCACCCGCAACTAAGGGGCAGCTACGGTTGTCGTTCTCGGGTTGAACCCGCACGTCGGAGTCCGAGACACGAGGGTTCGACTCCCTCCTGCTCCACATGGCAGCACCAGGAGCAGGCACGTCATGTCAGTACTGTGGCTTCTTCGACGGGAAGCACCCGCCGGGATGCCCCGGAGAACCCAGGAATAAAGTCTCAAGTACCTGACGTTGAGGCGGACATGACCACGTACCAAGACTGCGGAGCTGGACCTGAGCCCCAGAGGCTTTACCTGCCAGGCCCTACGTCAGATGAACTCATGAAGTTGCACGACACTATCCCGTGTCCCGAGACTCGCGGCGAGAGCTGCAAGTGCGGCGGACATGAAGAGTCCTAACGAACGAGACCTCCTGCTGGGAGCCACCTTGAAGAACGAGAACGTAGACCATCCTGCCCACTACGGCGGGGATACTCCGTACGAAGTCATCAAGGTGGCTGAGGCGTGGGGCTTCGACAAGAACGCGTACCTGTTCAACGTACTCAAGTACATCGCCCGCCCGACCAAGGGCCACACTCTCGAAGACCTGAAGAAGGCCCGCTGGTACCTGGACCGGCTGATCGACAGGCTGGAAGGCGAGTCCGCTAAGGCACCTGAAGCTGAGAAGCCTGAGTACACCAAGAGCGACGACATCCCCCTCCTCACAACCTACTCGCAGACCGTCAGGATAATGATCCCGTTCCGGGGTTACACAATGGTTTATGTCAACAAGGCGCAGCAAATCTCGGCGGTGGCGTTGTACGCGGTTAACCGGTGGAACCGAGAGAATCCGAAGGATAAGGTAGTGCTTCCGGCAGGTTTCAAGTGGACGCTGGGCACTCGCGTGCACGGAGCGTACGGAGTCACGCTTCTTCCCCGTACGGCTGATGCGGTGAGCGAACTCCGGCCGTTCCTAGACAACAGGAAGTACGACATCTCTCTGGAGAGGACCGGTACTGTCTGATGTATGACGCTGACTACGAACAGTGGGTAGAGGAGCAAGCCGCCCTGGAAAAGTTCCAGGAGTGGCGTAAGTCGCAGGCGACAGATCAGCGCAAGGACGGCTGGCTAGTGCTGGGTATCACGGAGCCCGTTCGCGACGGCTCGGTAACCCGAGGAGAAGGAACGGTATACGTGAAGGACGAGAACTCAGATCAGAAGTACCCGGTCAAGGATTCCGGTAAGAGGTTTGAGTCTTCGGACGGCATGGTCCGTGACACCTCCGAAAACAAGCCGCAGTTCACTCTCATGTTTCCCAAGGGCGTGCCGTACGAGGAGCAGCTCATGACCCGGGTTGCCGATCTATACCACAAGGGCGGCGTTAAGTACGGGGCGAGGAACTGGGAGAAGTCCTGTACCGAGGAGTCACTGGCAAAGCACGAAGACTGCCTTATGCGGCACGTGGTAAAGTTCCTCCTGGGAATGGAGGACGAAGACCACGCGGCGGCGGTTGTCTGGAATGTGAACGCCGTGCTTCTTACCCGGAGGAAGATCGCCTTGGCAGAGAAGGCAAAGCTAGATGCTGAAGACTAACAAGAAACGGTCGCGGTTCGGCGTAGCTAGGCACAACGTGAGAGTTGGGAAGGTAGCTATGAGCAGTGAGCTAGAGAAATTCCGCTTGGCCAAGGAGTGGCTTAACTCCAACCCGCGCGGAACCCAGGAATGGGAAGCTGCCTACGAGCACCTGGTGTGGGTAGCGAAGAACACCACAGACACCGGTATCAAAGCTGAGTGCAGGGCAGTCCTTGAAAAGGTTATGTCCAAGCCTCCCCGCACTCGACGCGACAGATAAGATGTGAACATGACAGACCCCCAGGACCATATAACGGCCTCGTACATTCCCCCGCCCCCGCCTGCTGCGGGCAAGATCCTGGTGAAGGCACCGAAGGACAGCCGGGGATACCCGATCTTTCCTGACCTGCATTTGACTGTTGAGCAGGCGGGAGAACTTGACGACGCTATCTGCCTGGCCTTGCTCCAGTACGAAGATTACGAAGGAAACGCCGATGCCTAACCCTGGGTACAGAACTATTCCGCTAACGGATGAAGACATCATCGAGATGCGCACCCTCTACGCAAGCGGAGGCAGGAGAATGTCCACGAGCTACCTCGGCTGGATGTTCGAGACAACCACAGCCAACGTGCACTTGATCGTGACCGGCCAGACGCACAAGAACGTCGGCGGTCCGATCTCTCCGGTCAAAGGGCCGACTACGGAAGCCGAAGTCCTGGAGATCCGCGAGCTGCGGGCCAAGGGCTACGACTACTACACCCTGTCGGAGAAGTTCGAGAAGTCTCAGGTAGCGCTGCGCTCGATCTGCTCAGGCAAGTCGTTCCCTCACGTCGGGGGTCCGAGGTCCGGCCAGGTCGGGATGCACTGCACTCACGTGGGAAGGCCGCCGAAGAAGCCATGAGCGAAAAGTGGAGGAAGCGTTTTCTGTCAGATCCGCGAGGCGGGTCAACGGCAGCCTTGGAGTGCCCTTACTGCCACGCGCTTATATACCCAGACGAGTGGCCCGGTCCGCGTGGTGACGGCTTTAACGCCAAGGACAAGCACGCGGAGTGGCACCTTAAGCTACAGACCGCGCTAGGGGTGCAGCTATGACCTGGTTTAATGCCAAGAAGGACGGCAACTGCTCTCACTGCGGTGTACCTGTTGAGGCAGGCGACCGCATGTGGGCTGTGCGCCGGGGCTACTACGTGTGCGAGGCAGACGGCTTGCTTAGGGAAGCCTCGACCAATACCGACATGGGCCGTATGGAGTCGAGCGTGGTCGAGTCTTTGAAAGCCTTTCCTCCCGAGGTGATGGGGCAGGAGCTAGCGCAGGGTATGCTCTACCTAGCCCGGCTGCTCGATCACGAGGAGGTTAACCCGAGGGACGTCCCCACGTTCCAGAAGGAAATGCGCCAGACGCTCGCGCAGCTTGAGATCATGTTCCCGCCCGAGCCGGACGATGACGCTACTGCCGATGTTCAGAAGCAGCGGGAAAGCCGGATGAACCTTCTTAAGACAGGGGAATGGGATGACTAAGCGAAAGGGCTACAGCCCGAACTTCGTTATCAGTGATGAGGTGTCGGGAACTTCCGTAGCCAAGGTCAACCAGGCTATCGACATGACTGAGGGGAAGGTTAAGAACGCGGTTAAGCGGCTAGCCATTTCCTGGAATGCCGACGATATCCTCCAGGCCCATTACGCGGTTCAGCAGGGTGTCAGGTGCAAGTGCAAGGTAATGCCCGAGGTCACGGTTCACCCTGATGTCGCTTATGCCCTGGCGGCTAAGTCTCCGTCAAGTGAATCCTCAGTTCAGGGTGTCACGGCAATGGCGGCTCAGCACGGGGGCAAGCTTCCTCTGTACGCGCTGGGCAAGGTACTCGGACCGTGGGACATGTTGATCGAGGAACTCCGGCCTAGGCTAAGGGGTTGACGTGAAGTGCCCTGTTAAGCCGGGAGCACGGGGGTGGCTGGCTACTGCCCTGGTGATCCTGGCGGCCGACATAGTAGACGAGCGAACCTTGTCTGAGTCGTTCCTTGAATTTTCAAAGACTCCGACCGGGCGGGTGGTTTCGTATACCGGGTGGTTCTTCCTGACAGCGCACTTGTTCGGCGCTATACCCAAACACAGGGACCCTCTCTATCTGGCATTCAAGCACGTGCCTCGTAGGCGAAGGGTGGTTATCGTCAGTGTATGACGTGGACGATTACGTGGAGGAATTTCAAGAGCTAACTGATATGGGGTTCAGTTGCCGGGAGATAGTAGCCCGGTCAGCTCCCCCGTCTATGTGGTTCCGGAAGAATGTCTTCCCTAAGGTCCACCGAGCCATTTGCATTACCTGTAAGCGTTACTTCGATCCGAAAACAACAGACAAAGGAACTGAATGCTGTGTAATTTGCAGAAATAGTTACACTGGCTTTGGAAGGCCGGTGAGGTAAGCTGTTCCTATGCAGACTAGCGGAGCAGTACTTGTAGGTGCGCAAAGGCCACCGGACGGGTACTGGACTGCCCCGGACCGTCACCGTGATCCTGAGCCAGGGTGCCCGGCTTGCCAGGCCAGGGTGTACGACACCGGCTGCGGTAACTACGTAGCCAGGGAATGCCTGTCCTGGGCGGATAACTACTGGAACCTGGACGAGTGGCAGGACTGGTACCTGACCGAGGGCCTGGGAGTTAAGCCGAACGGCCGGTTCTCAGCTACCGACGTTGCCGGGATCATCCCGCGCCAGAACGGCAAGGGCACCTGCCTGGAAGTCCGTGAGCTGGCCGGGCTGTTCGTGCTCAACGAGAAGCGCATCATCCACACCGCGCACCAGTTCTCGACCGCTGTCCTGCACTTCGACCGCATCATGGAAGTCTTCGACGCTCACCCGGAACTCAGCAAGTGGCTGAAGACCAGCCCCAAGCGAGCCCACGGTTTCGAGTCGATCGAACTGATTCCCAAGCCAACCCTGATCTTCGCGGCGAACGGCAAGATGGTTCGCGAGAGCTTCAGCCGCAAGCTTGAGTTCCACGCCCGTACCGGCAAGAAGTCCCGAGGTTTTACCTGTAACTGCCTGGTGTGGGACGAGGCCATGTACCTGACCGGTGAGCAGGTTGGTGCCGCCCGTCCTACGCTTCGCTCGGTAGCCAACCACCAGGTGTGGGTCATGGGATCGGCTGGCATGAAGGAATCCCTGGAGCTAGCCGGGTACCACGAGGGAATTATTGACGGCACCAAGCGGTTCTTCGGAGCAGAGTGGGGCGGCCTTAAGCTCCACAACGCAAGCTGCCCTCGTGACAAGATCAACGGACGGAAGACGAATGACTACGTGGTGAACTGCACCGCCCACATGGACCGGGACATTCCGGCGGCCTGGGCAGCGTCAAACCCCGCGTACGGCATCCGCGTCGAGGAAGAGACGTTCCGTAACGAGCTTGAGCAGATCCGTGACGTCACCGAGGCCAACCGGGAACTGCTGAACGTAGGCGAGTGGCCTGAGCGCGACGAGGTCTGGGCTGTCATCAACAAGGAACGCTGGGAACAGCTTATCGTGGACAAGGCCGGTACGGTTCCTCCGGTGGCTATCGCGGTGGACGTAGACGAGGACAGTAAGTCGGCGTCGATCGGCGTGTGCTGGCAGACCCCGGACAAGCGGTTGATCGTCAAGAACCCTGACGGTTTTGTGTTCGACTCTACAGACGACCTGCTGCCGGAGCTGGAAAAGCTTTACACGATGATCCGGAAGAACTTCGGCCGGGTCGTTGCCATCGTTGTTCCCAAGGACGGACCGGCCGCCGGTATCGGTGACTCCATTGAGAAGCGGTACCGTAACCTTGTTGTGCGCAGCACAAGCCAGGACCACGGCGCGGCCTTTGCTTTCTTCGTTCAGAAGGTGAGTGACGGAACTATAGGCCATCCTTCGCGCCAGTACTGCGAGGAGTTGTATTCAGCACTGGGCGGTGCCGAGACAAGGCTTATGGGTGACGGAGGAAAGACCTGGAAGCGGCGCGATGCTACCGTGAAGGTTTCTCCCGTCACAACGTGCTGCCTTGCCGCCTGGATATTCAACAAGATGCGCAACAACTACAACCTCCTGAATTCGATCGGGTGACGAGAGAATGTCTGATCCTTTGTACGAGAGTCATTACCGGAAAGCTGACACGGAACTCGGCAAGGCGTTTTACGCGCACCAGCGTAACCTTATGTACCTGTCGGCTTACGGGTCGATGTATCTCTCGCTGCACGAAGGCGAGGAGTTCAGCATTCTTGAAGATGTGGTTCGTCAAGAATGGTTGTACAGTGACGACGAGTAGGGAAGGCCGGGCAGCCGGTAAGGGTGCGTATACTCCGTTTCACCGGGCCTTCGGGTATGCCGGAAGCAGAGGGCTGTCGGGCGGGCGCACTGCCGACCCAGATAGGATGACGACATGACGCACATGCACCAGCCGCCGCAGGAGTTCACGCACGTGCCTGAAGTTCCGCACGGCCACGACCCGCCGGTCATCCGAGAGCGCACCTACCCGAGTATCGAGAAGGCAGCCCACGGCCTGGGAGTTATGGCGCGCTTCATCGCTATGGTACTCAAGTTGGTGCCCGTAGCACTATCGACAGCAGTCGGGTGGCTCATCGGTTCGTTCTGGTCGGTCTTGCAGTTCATCGCTACAGCGAGCGGGGCTGTCGTCGGCACGGTGTACCTGGCCTTGCACACTCTGGTATTCGCTTTCTACTACGGCTTCCTCAAGGGCGCTCGCATCCCGTTGGTCAAGGCTGAAGACGCTAAGCGCAAGCCGTCAATTCCCAGGTAAGCCTGAGTACAGTATCTTTGTATTTAGGCTTGTGGCTGAGTAGCTGCTTTCGCATGGACTCGGAGCCAGGCTGACAGGAGCGGGGACTGACGTCCTCTGGCCTACTACGCCAGCCGGGAGAGACCGTGGGGCTTTTCGATAACATCCGCTCGCTTCAGCGTGGGGAACTTAGGACCATCGGCGGTGTGCCGTGGCAGCCGTGGCTGAATCCGTACATGCGGTTCGACATCGGCGGACCTGTACATCCCAGCCGACAGGTTACCGGCGTGGACCAGGCACTCGGCCTGCCCGCCGTTTATTCTGCTGTCAAGATCCTTTCTGACAGCGCCGCTTCCCTTCCTATTCGTGTATACAACCGAGCGGGAAGTAGCACACAGGTTTACGAAGGTCCTACAATGTTCGATGACCCAACGGTGGTCGGAACAAAGTTTGACTGGATATTCGCGGCTATGTCGTCGCTATTGCTGCACGGAAACGCCTGGGGCCTTATAACGGTCAAGGACAAGTACGGGTTCCCCAAGGGTATTGAGTGGCTGCCGCCTGAGCGCGTGTACGTACAGGAGAACAACGCTCAGAACTACAACCCTTTCAATGCTCAGGTGTTCTTCGACGGCCGGGAAATGAAGTGGTACGGTCCTGACAAGGAGCTTGTCCAGATCCGTGCTTTCAGCATGCCCGGTCGCCTTGACGGTATTTCTCCTATCCGGTATTTCGCTAACACGATTCTTACCGGGCAGAAGACCGCCGATTACGGGCTTACCTGGTTCGAGGCTGGCGGAATGCCGCCGGGTGTCTTCAAGAACAACATCATGGAAGTGGACCCCGACGAGGCCGCGAAGATAAAGTCGATGCTCCACGACTCTATGATCAAGCGCCAGCCGCTGGTCTACGGCATGGACTGGGACTACACGCCCATCACCGTCCCGCCGTCTGAGGCGCAGTTCATCGACGCGATGCAGCTCAACGCCACCCAGATCGCCGCCATCTACAACGTCCCGCCGGACAGGGTAGGCGGCAAGCGCGGCGACAGCCTGACGTACAACACGGTTGAGCAGTCCACCCTTCAGATCGTGGAAGCGCTGCACCCGTGGCTGGTCAGGTTCGAGGAAGTATTCAGCTCCTTGCTGCCGAGCCGCCGGTACGTGAAGTTCTACACCGACGCCCTGCTGCGCACGGACCTCGAATCCCGTACAAACATCTACAACACACAGCGTCGCATGGGCCTGCGCACCA